AAGGATAGCCTCTTTCCACACCCCAGGCCTCAATATGACGCGCCATAGCCAAGCTTTGCTCCAAAGGTACCCCAGGTTGAATGTGAACCCCTCTAACGAACCCGTGTTGGACGAGCATGATAGATGTACCATCTGGAGTAGGGGCGGTCGTGGTCATCTCGTTCAGAATAGCGAAGCCCCGGACCCTGTCTTCCTCTAACAACACCAGAATACGGACAGTCGGGAAGACCAAAGAGCCCTGGAAAAAGGCCTTGAACACGCCGATCCCGCCCTCAATCTGCTTACCTCGAGGGGAATCTTTAAAAGTATTCCAGCATTCCGCCAAAGACGGCCAATCTTCGAGCACTGCTGGGCGAATGAGCCACTTATAAATAGGTCACCACCAATCCCGTGCCCAGCACGTTAGCTTTTTCTCCTGCGGCGGCGTCCGACCAAGCCGCAATCCTCCACTTTGCGAGTAATCCTGTAGCCAAGTCTAGCCGTTTCCACGCATTTGAGGCGAGTGTTTCGCTGATAAACACGTTATCTTGTCCCAAAGTAGCCCCGCTTGGCACAGGATCGTCATCATCCAGGAAGGCAAACCGAAATTCTACAGGGCCGGCCGTCCCGTTGAACAGCAAAATCTCCTGTATTTGTACGTAAGACCCCTGGGGTACCGGGTAAATAATCGGCCAAGCTCCCGAAACCCCAGCCACAGGCGTTTTAAACAGTGGCTGGGGTTGAGGAGACTTAGATTCCAGGTTCCAAGTCTGAGCCTGGTCAAATGGGGATGCAGCCGCTGAAAGAGGGTTGTCAGAAGGATAGTTCACTAAGCCCTCCTCTGTGTCTGCGAGCGCAACTTAAAGGATACTCCCAACTCCGCAATGGATGGAAAAGTCTCCCCAGTGGCGTCGATTTGAACCTGGAAATGCTCGGCTGAAAAGGGACGTTCGCTCACCATGACGTCCGAACTGCCATCAATCAATTGAGTGCCGAAGATGGTGGACTGCATGCGGTCCATTCCATTGCCATAAAGGGCTGAAAGACTGACCTGGGACCCAAAACCCCGCAGCGCCTGCACTCGCAGATGCTCTAAAGTCGCTTGCTCTGTTGCTTGTTGGGTCAACCGCCGCACAGCGGCCATAGAAGAACGCCAAGTGCAGTTGAAGGCCACGCCATTATCACTGGTGTTGCCCAAATCAAAGTCATAAATCTGTCCGGCGGCGCCAATAAGCTGGCGAGTACGCCAAGGACTAAGACGAAATTCCACCGCCCCGCCGACAGAGATGCCAGGTATAGCAAAGCCGCCCTCCCACCATGAAGAATTTCGCAGGTTGATAGTGAATATTTTTGAAATAAACCCCGCACCCTGCGCAGGCATAATCAGATGGTACAAATAGTTCTGCTGATCGATGACTGCCCGGCTGTTGGAGATGGTGGAAAGGTTAACCGTGGTCCGAATCCTCGGCCGGATGCGGGAACCAATCGGCACAGGACTGACTCCAGGTCCTCCGATGTAAATATCGTCGTCTCCTAGCCAGATGATCTGTCCTTCGCGGAACCTTTTGATGGTTTGATGGCTGACACAACCCACACCTGACACGAATTGTCGGAAGTCATAAGTCTTTGGGGGACCTGCCGCATACCCAAGGTAGATTGAATTGGGCTTAAAGACCAGAAGAGATGAATTGCTGTAGTATAGCCCTGATACTGGAGCAGAGTCTTGGGCGAAATCGACATAGCCTGAGGATCCTCCACCTGTTCCTCCTCCCCAAACTTCGCCAAGAAGGAAATCCGACCAGGCCACACGATACGAAGTGAAGTTCGCGTTACTTCCATCTTGGCTGGTGCAACATCCAGCAATGAAAAGCCGACTGTCGCCGGCCACAACGATACGAGGTTTGTCAAAAATCTTAAATCTGGCGGTGGCTTGTAGCCCCTGCACGGCCGAAAGGGTTGTGCCGTCGAAACGGTACATGTCTCCAGCGCCCGTTGTAACCCACCAGTATCCCTTGAAGTTGCAAGAAGTAATGGGAATGTCCACATCGCCGGCCAAACCTCCCAGAATAAGGGTCCAAGACGTCGTATACGCATACACGTTCAGGGTCGTAGGGGTCGGGCGAGTGACCGCCATTAGGGTCACGTTGGCGGCAAAGTCCGTGTACAGCGCCAAATGGCAGATGTCGCCGACGAAGGGGGTGACAGGAGTGTAAATGGCGGCCAGCCCCGGGCGGGCTTGTAGGTACCCGTCGGCCCAAATCACATTGTTACAGGCTGCGCATCCCCCTGACGGGATGTCAAAAAGGTTCACATCCGTGTGGAGGCCGACCCCGATGTTGCCTAAAGAGAATGTTTTAGACTTAGAGTCGTATTCAGCTCCGGGAGGCATTAGTAAATCGACCTGCGCCAGTAGCGACTGAAGTATTTTTCATGCATCGTCAAGTTGTCCGAAGACCCGTATCGGCCAGAAGCCTGGCGTTTCGACCTGTAAAGCGTGGTTTTCTCGAGCTCGAACTGTGTTTGCTTCTTGATCGTGTCGTTTCGGAGGGTGTCTAACAGGCCGAGGGCGGATTTCTTACCTCGTGCCAAGTGTAAATTTGGGGGATCGCCGAAAAGGGTTTCCTTAGCCTGAGCGGCAATGCCCGGCTCATCGAAGTATTGGGCCGCCTTAATGATGCCGTACTGCACCAAAGCTTCAGGAAGAATATTAATAAACCTGTGCGTATGGGAAGCACCCCCGTCCGTAGAGAAAATGGGCGTGTTTGCCTCAGTAAAGCTTACAGCGTACAGGTAATAATTGTCGGGCACGGGGTCAAAAATGATTTGAGACCGATTTTCCAAGGTGCGCCACATCGCTTGGACAGGACGGCGCCGTGTCTGATACCCCATAAAGGTTAAAGCGGACACATCATCCTGGATGTCCAGGTCCTGCACAAAGTTTCCAACCTCGTCGAACTCATAGACGTATCGCACTTCTTGGCATTGAGCCAAGTGCCAGTTAGAAACATCGTTCGGATTCGAATAATAAGCGGACTCACTGGTTGGGGCATAAATGTCGTAGACTTGCACCCCGGGGCTGACCAGCAGCCAGCCTATATCCACCCAAGCTCCGACCTTGGGTGCCAGCGTGGTGAGTGTGGTAAGGGGAAAAGAGGCGCGCAAACTTGTCCCAGGATTCGTAGTTAAAAACCACCAGGGGTACAGCCGACAGAGGTCATCCAGCCACGACTCCACATTGGAAGTCGCGTAGGCATCCCACGCTGCTGACGCCCGCTGGAATCGCCCATGAACCTGGGACAACACCAACTCAAGCGAGTTTGGTTGTAAGTTTGCCACGCCTCTTTTCCGTTATGCCTTCTTGGCCGCTCGACGACGACGCACAGCCGGGGCATCCGCCACAGCCTGCAACTCATCCATCTCATCCGGGGCCAGGTCATTCATGTCTGGAGGCTCAGGAACTTCCAGTTCCGTCTTTCGGCCGCCCAGAAGTTCTTTCTCCAAGGCGGTCAACTGTACGGGAGGACGTTCAATTTCAGGCTTGCGCAAGTGGAGTTCCACCTGGGCAGCCATTTCTACCTGAGTCTCCGCCAAGGCAGCTTCGATACGAGCCGTCTCTTCCTCCATCAACCGCTGGTTCTCACGCATGAGAGCATCCGATTGACGCTGAAGAGCGACACGCCGTTTCTCCTTGATGATGACTGCGCGGGCCTCAGGGGTGCAAGCGTAACCCTTCTTGTGCAGCCAGGTGATGAGATTTTCAGCGGTCTCATCAGCCATGAATGCGGCATCCAAAGAGTTCCCGTCCACGTCGTAAACGCGGCCCTCCTGGATGTTGATGGGCTTTACGCCCCCCTCTCCGCCGAAATGGTAGGCTGGGGCTGTGGCGATATACATAGGCTAGTGCTCCTTTTATCCTTGGACGTTGCCCGGCATTTCACGGAAGTGGAACCACGGGCGTACGGTTTGCGCCCCCGCTCCAACCCCTTGAGTGGTCAGACGCATCTGAATCACGTCTCCACGCACAGCCAAAGGCCAGTTACGGGTGGGGGGAGCGGAGCTAGCCCCAGCATTCAACCCACTCGTCGCACTGACCACCTGGAAACCATAGACCAGATTGGTGCCGTCAAAGGTCAGAGTGGCCAGAGCATTCAGGATAGCTGCCGTGCCGTTGTCCTTTGGCTGTTTCCAGAGCTGAACAATGCCAGCCGTGGACACAGCGCCAGGGGCGGCCACGATTTCCATACCGAACTGCGTGATGAGGATGAAGTCGTGGGTGACCGGGAAGCTCAAAAGAACGCCGGTCGAACCTTTCAAATCTTGGTCGGTAGGGGCGATTCGTTCGTGAATCGTCTGAAACCGGCCATCTGCGGGTGCTGTCAACATGTTGAATAATTCTCCTTTTCCTAAAAATTACAGGCTGCCGAGACGGATGATGCGCAGCTCACTGTCGGCGGCATAGGTCCACGTCCGAGTGTAGCCTCCGCGCCATACGTAACGCACATTTCGGAAGCGGCCGTAGGGGTCCGCAACCGCTGCCTGCAATTCGAAGGGATAGACTTCGACACCGACCACGGGGTCATAGCCGAAGAAGACCGCTTCGCCGAGCAGACCGCCGGCCAGGGAGTTGGAGAGAACGTTGGTCTCCTCGACCATACGGAAGTTCTCTACCTTGCCGATCTCGCTGTTGAGCAACTTGTTCGGCATCGAGTACTTCATGATGTCGATAAAGTCCGCGTCCTCGCGGATACCGCGCAGAGCCAGCGGGCTGGTCACGCAGATGTAGCTGCTGTCTTCCCAGAACGGAACGCGGTAGGTGGTGCGCATCATGTCATTGATGTTACGCAGGTCCCACAGGGTTACGTTACGGGTGGCGGTGGCAGCCGGGGTGCCGGTGGTAGAGAATGCATAGGTCTTACTTGCCATCGTGCCGGTGGGGGTGTAGATGGCGTCACAGTTCTTGAAAGGAGCGCCGGCCAGGAGGTCCAGACTGGCGTTCGCTTCATTGACCAGATTGATGAGGCCGGCGTCGATGACACTCAGCTCAGAGAAGAGGTCAGCTTCCTGAGTCAGAGCAATCGAGTTGGTCAGCCATTGACTGGTGACCTGGGTGTAGGTGGTGGTCCAGTCAGAGACAGGCACGTTGCCGTACTCGCCGATGATCTGGCCGCGACCCGACAGGTTCGACTGCTTGGTGATCTGGTACGTATCACCTTCGTGGGGGCCGAACTCGTCCTGAATTCGGGCGAACTGCCGAAAGCGTTGCTTGGTCTGAG